GCGTAAAGGTAAACCAGCGGAGACGTTGCCGGTGATGAAAACTGTCGAGGAAACCGTGACGGACGAGGAAGGCAACGAAACGACGCGCTCGGTAGAAGTAGTGGATGACGAGGCAGAACCAACTGCCAACCCTGCTTTTGCCGAGTGGCAAGCGGCGTGGACAAGCGTGAGTACGTTGAATGACTAATGTCCTAGACCATGCAGCACTTGAGAGAGTAGCAGAACAAGCAATCGGACACTACGGGTGGTTGCTTATTGCTGCGTTCTGTGCGCTGCTGTTTAAGGACATCTTGTTTAACTTCGCTCAAGGCTTACTGATCTACTGGGGCAGCGACTTTGAGAACGATGAGATACTTTACATTAGTGGACGACAAGCGCGGGTTATACGACTTGGCTTAACGTCTACTACATTTTTTATGACAGACAGGCAGACCAAAATGATCGTGCCGAATGAGCAGTTAAAAGCTCTTGTCGTAGAGAAAAAGCTACCTGTTAACGGTGGCGAAGCCTACTTGCCGAAAGGTGACGAAGGTGGTGTAATGAAAGTGGAGCTGGTAAAAGATGGACAGGACTGATAAAATAACACTAGGAATTTTCGTAGGAGCGCTGGTCTTTATAGTCGCGATGGCAAGTGGTTGTAAGTCGCTGCCGGGTTCCTTGGAAGTAGACACGCCTTTCTTTGATATAGAGTATCAAGGCGCGGAAAAATGAATTTTGATGATCTTAAAGTTGCAATCGCTAGTGCTACTGGTTTGGGTAATTGGATGGTTGAGATAGACCTTGTACTGAAGGTGGCTATATCTGTTGCAAGTTTGATCTACATAGGTTTAAAGATAAGACAGCTTTTGAAGAATGGCAGCTAAAGGCATACCGACAGCTTACAACAAACCACGGCGCATCAAAGCAGGTGAGCCGGGGTACGGTAAGAAAAAGTTTGTAGTCAATGCGAAGCAGGGTAGTCAGACAAAGGTTATAAGATTTGGTGACGCGAACATGGAAATAAAGAAGGACAATCCTGCGCGTAGAAAAAATTTCAGAGCGCGGCATGGTTGCGACAAACGTCCACCCAGTAAACTAAGTGCGCGTTATTGGTCGTGTAAGAAGTGGTAAGATGGCAGTAAAGAAAAAGACTAGCAAAAAGCCAAAGCCTACAGACCCTGCGAAATGGTCTAGAGCAAAGGCAAAAGCTAGAGGTAAGTTCAAAGTCTACCCTAGCGCTTACGCAAATGCCTGGGCAGCGAAGGAGTATAAGAAGATGGGGGGCAGTTGGAGAAATGCCTAAACCAATGCAAGGGCTGACGCGCTGGTTTAAAGAGGAATGGATTGATGTTAGAACTGGTAAGCCGTGTGGTAGAAAGAAAGGTGAGAAGCGCGGTACACCATACTGTAGGCCAAAGAAAAGAGTTACGAGTAAAACGCCGAAGACAGCGAGTGAGATGACTGCTGCCGAAAAGCGTAAAAGAATTTCGCAGAAGAAACGTTTGGGTCAACCTGCTGGCAAGCCGAGGCGAGTTTCTGTTGCAAAAAGAAAGAAAAGAAAATGACACCGGGATATATGTACGGAGGCATGAAGCCTATGAAGCCGAAGAAGAAAAAGAAGGCTGTTAAAAAGGCTGCGCGAAAGCCAGCACGTATGATGAAAGGTTACAAATGATTAAGAGCAAAACATTCTGGGCAGGAGTTACCGGAGTAGTCAGCGCAATCGCTGGCTATCTCACGGGTGAACTGGAGTTAGGTGCTGCGATTAACGTAGGCATCACATCTGCGCTTGCTATCTTCGTGAGGCATGGCGTGAAGAAGGTGGAGAAAAAGTTAGACGGAGAATAGCATGGCATACGGTAAACGTAAAAAAGGTGGCCAGCGCTTGATGGAGATGTCTCGCGCCGGGGCGAAACGTCGTACAGCTAAAAAGAAGAAAGCTGCGGCAACTCAACGCGAGCGTACAGCAAAGAACTTTGGTGTTGGTGCAAAAAATACAGTACAGCCGAAGAAGAAAGCTGCACCTAAGAAGAAGGCAGCAGCACCTAAAGGCAGCGGTAAGTTGATGGAGATGTCACCACGTAAAAAGACTTCTCGCAAAAGTAGTGGGCCAGCACCGTTGCCTAAAACTATGATAGGCAGAGAAAGTTTTATGGATGCTGTTAAAGAGCGTGGCCCTAGCGCAGCTCTTACTGCTCTTAGCCTATTTCCCGCAGTTAAAGGTGCTAGAGCGTTGGGGGGCTTATTAGGTATGGGTCGTAAAGCTATGCCAAAAATTAAACCAGATGCGGCAAGTAAGGTTTTGAGGCAGCAAGCTGATAGAAAAACTATCGACAAAGCTAAGCGTAAATATACTGGAGAGACTACAACACCTAAACCAAAAGATAAACGGTTTCAGCAACTTAAAAAGGTAGAAGCCTCTCAGCGCAGCAAACGGCAAAAGTCTGTTATCCCTAAGAAGAAAGCAGCTAAGAAAAAGACAGCTAAGAAGTGATAAAGCTCCTGTATGCTATTGCCAAAGCCATTCCTGCTCTTCAGCAAATTCTGGACAAGCTGTTCGGAGTTGCTAAGGAGCATACGGCTGCGGCTCGGCGTACAACGAAGGACGATCTCGTTGACAGCGCTATTGCTGATGCTCTCAGTTTTCCTAGCGAGCGGATGCACGGCGACAAAGCTAGCGAACAGCGAGCGGCTGATAGCGCATCCACAGTTTCGGGCAGCAGCACAGGCAGCACCGGAGTTCACACGCGAAGCGCTCAAGACGATCAACCGTCTTGAGTATGAGTTGGAGAGAAAATGACACCAGCAGTAAAGGTAACTACTACGAAAGAAACCGCGCCTCCTACGAAGCGCGATAAACCTGCGGTAGCGCCAGTAATAAAACGATGAGTGTAGAGTATATATTAGATCGGTTTGGTAAAAAGGTTGGTATGCTTCCTAGTGATGACAACCAGCGTTCGTTGCTGCTTGACTACCTTAACGAAGCTGCGCAGGAACTTTACGAGCAGTCTGATATGCCGGGTTGCCTAGAAGAAGCGGAGTTCTACGTGCAAGGCGACAAGACTATTGCCATGTCAGCGGATGTCTACGCGATACGCGGCATCCGTGAGAAGTCAGGGAACAACGACATCTGGGACACGGAGCCGATGACGGCTCGCTACCGTGAGAACGGGTGGGATACAGATCACAACAAGTTTCGTATTAAAGGTTATAGCGCATTGCAGCGTTCGTTGCCCACAAGCATTACTGAAGCGTCTGGGGCAAGTGCTGCTACTAACAAGTTGGCGTATAAACTGTACGGGCCAAATACGTCTAACGATCTTATACACCTAGTTGCAAACATAAACGATCTGTATGACGAGGAGGTTAGGCTCATTATTACCGGAAGAGATCTTGGAGTAGATACTGGCTTTATTACTATTACGTTTGGAAACGCTGCTAACCCGATAAAAGACATAAAAAGTTTTTCACGTACAAGACCTTTTGGTGCAACAGGTTCTTATACAAATCCAGTAACAGGTATTACTGGAGAAGTTGCAGGTCATGGTCTAGCTCAGCTTGTAGACTATAGCGACAACTCTATCGTTTATGCCGAGATAAAGCCGGGACAGGAAGAGTCTCGTTACTTGATCGTGGATGTCAGCGAGTTTCCGTTTAGCTCTACCGCAGCACAGGACGACGCTCATACGGTGCAGGTTCTTTACAAGAAGACGTTGCCTGTGATGCGCAACGACCGCGATGAGTTTCCTGCGCCGGGTTACGACAACATCCTCGTGAGTAAGTGTATGGAGTTGTTCCTTGAGGAGCAGGGCAAGTTGGAAGAAGCGATTCTCCACGACCGCAAAGCATCGCGCTCCTTGGCGCGTAGGCAAGCTGATTTAGAACGAGGTCAGGAACAACAAGTAATTTTCAAACGCCACAACCACGATAAGCTGACATGGCTCGCTACGCACAAACCTCGTTTATAGGTGGCATGAACATGGCCGTTGACGATTCTCGTATTGGAGATGACGAGTATCGCATAGGCTATAATGTGCGCAATAGGTTTGGTGAGCTGCGTCCTATCAAACGTCCAGAGGAACTTGATACGGGCATAGACTCGCAGAAGGGCAGCATTGAAAGCATCACGATACACAAGGGAGGTACGGGCTATACCGCAGGTAACTTGGTAGCGACTTACCCTACTGGCAGCGGTTTAGGTTTTGCTGGAACGTATACGGTAAGCGGTGGTGCAGTAAACACCGTCACGATTACGAACGGTGGCGAGAACTACAGCAAAGAAACCACAGTAAGAACACAGTCTTACGGTAATTTTGACAACAGCCTCTCGTACACGCTCGCCTACAACGAGGCTCCTGTGCAGGGTTTGTATGCGCTGGGTGATTTTTTGATTATCGTGCAAAACGGCAACGCACGATTTCGTCATCGGCTTTCTACAACATGGACTACGCTTTGGGATGCCTCGACAAATGCAACCCTGCGACTTGATCCCAACGCAAGCGATGTTTTTATACAAGCTGTGCCGGGGTCTACGATGGATATACCGCGCCACGCAAAAGATAACCAAGATGCGCTAGGAACTGAGGGCGCTCATTCTATAGAGCTGCACTACCATACAGCTTTGTGGGCTAGGACTGACGCGGGTGTTGTGTTTCAAGACGGTAGCAATCAGCCAAACTTGCTAACGTTCTCGTCTAGCGAGCAGGGCGCTACTGCTACGGTGCGCAAGTGCAAGGCTTATACTGAGTGGGGCACGACTTACAGAGAGTACGTGCCTGTCGGCAAGCAGATGGTTTACTTCAACGGTAAACTTTTCATTATTAGCGCAGACGGCCAGAAGATTTACCAGAGCGTCACAGGCAGACCGTTGGATTTTGTAACGGCTGTCGATCAGAACGGTGCGCAGATAGATGCTGCTGAGTCAGAAGGCGGCGCAGGAGTCACAGCTTACAGCGTAAGCTACGAAAAGATTACGTGCATTGCGCCCCTTAACACGGAGAGCTTACTCGTTAGCACACGAACGGGTACATATGCGATTACACCGGACTACGATCATACGCTGTTTGGTGAGCCTACATGGACTAAGCAGTATATGTTTGGTGCATCAATCGTGAATCAGTTTTCGTTCGTGGACATACTAGGCGACTTTGCTTTCATAGACGCTGAAGGCTTGCGCTCGTTTAATGCTGTACGACAGCTACGCAACGAAGGTCGCAACAGCGCGTTCTCGCTCAAGGTTGCAAAACTTTTTGAGGGTATTGTGCAGATAGGTGGCGCTGCCATCAGCTTCGACAACTACACTTTCTTTTCAGTTAAGACAATTTACGGTTACGGTGTGCTTGTGTTTGATGGTACGCTACGGAAGTTTGTGTCTCTTGACTTGTATAAGACAGACACAGATGAAACGCTTGGGCAGATTACACACTTTTCAAAAATAGACACAGACACAACACACGAAGTTTATGCGGTAACTGCGCAGGGCGGCTTTTACAGACTGTTCACAGGCGCTAAGTACAACGACAGCTTTGTGCAGACGAAAGCGTTCAACACAGGTACGTTGGAGGTTGAGCAGAAGCCGATGCAATTACGTACGTTGTTTAACAGCGTTGAGCGTTGGGAGTATGATGCTATAAGACTGAGGGCGGGTATAGCCTACGGCCCTGATGGTCGCGGTGAATTCGGTAATGTTCCTCACGATGATCCCGGCACACTTAAAACAGGTAGTGCGTTTAATATGGAAGTTGAAAACGTGCCGTTTGATCTCGCTATCGGTACAGAAATATTTTTTACGGGAGCAGGTACAAACCAAGGCGGTACGTTTACACTTACAGAAGCTGCTGGTAGAGGTGCAACAATGATAACAGGCACGTTTACTAGCACAGGCACGATAAACAAATCTTTTACTAAAGGCTTTATACGTTTTACTGGCGAAGGAACTGCTAGGGCTGCTGTTATCACCAATGCTCGTAAATCAGAAACTCCTTCGACAATCAGCAAAACTATCCAAGCGCCGGTAGCTACAATAGCCGCCAACTATGGTGACACGTATCCTATTATGTGGAACAACGAAAACAAGCTACAAAACTTTCTTTTTAACTTTCAGCAAGGGCGGCAAGGACTGAAAGTGGGCTACACTATTGAGTGGAACACGAATGCGACACTCTCTATGATAACCGCAGAGACTACAGATTTAACACCTAAAAACCCTTTTATGACACAAGCTTATGGGAGCAACAGTTAAGAGTACAGAGTTCGTAGACGACAACGTTTTGTTTGCGACTAAACAGTCAGCAAACAGTTGGCGTTTGTCGCTGACCGTGGACAGCAGCAACGAGATTGCAGAGGGCGTAGCAAAGCGCTGCGCTCATGTGGCTGACATTGCGACAGTAGACGGCACGGCAATAAACACAGGCAGCAGCGCTACAGATCAAACGTCTGTTCCTGCGCTTGGTGGAACATATAGTGAAGCTGAAGTGAAAGCCGCGTTCTCAGCGCTTGCTG